CTTCAATAAGGCTCTAGCACCCTCATACGAGTTTTCTACTATAAACTTCCAAGGGAATTCGTCTATCTTTAAACTGGTGCAAATTTCGTTTATGTCTTTATATTTGTCGAATTTATCTGGCATCACGAAAATTCTTTTACCTGCCTTAATCGCTTTACGAATTTTATCTGCTACCTCTTTATTATTTTTATCGTTGTCGAACACATAGATTACCTCCATTCCTAAGAATCTCGAAAGTTCCTTGGATTGTTCCAATGTTAATTCTAATCCTGACATTGCTAATCCATTCTTCACGAACATTGCATCAATAGCACCTTCAAATAAAAACAAATACGGAATATCTACATCTACATTGTAAATTCCGTATAATGTTTTACTTCCACCTTTACTCAAATATTTCGGATATTCATCAGAATTTAATGTTCTACTTTGATAATAAGACACCTTACCGTCCATAGAATAAAACGGTATTATTATTCTGTTCTTATGTATAAAATCATTAAACGAGAAATATATTGACTTGGGTTTGTTAATAGCAGTAAACAATCTTCGTTTATTGCAATATTCTATAGCCTTTTTTATAGCAGAATATTTCCCCCCTTTATTGATATAAAACTCACAAGATTCATTATCTGTTAAATTAACACTATCGAAAGGTATTGGAGGTATCTGTCTTTCTTCAGTTTTATTCGTGTCTATATGAGTAGTTGGTGTATTTTCGTAACTTGCAGACTCCTTTTTGATATCTAAAAAGCTTTTACGACTCACCAATTTCAACCAATTTATTTCCGTCCAAGATTTCGAACAATTGAAACATTGAAATCTATGTTCTTTAGGGTAATAAAACAACCTTCTTTTTTTACCACTGCTAGTGCCTTCATTGCAAATACAACACTCTGCATTGTATATACCATTAGATTTTTTATACAATGGTCTTCTACAATAGGTGTAGATTTGTTGTATTATATAACTATATGGGAGTTCCATATGAACATGTTAACACATGTTTGTAGAAAATCAAGACTCAGCCGCCAGCAATCGGTAGCAGCAAGAGAATCAGCGTTATTGTTCTATTGGTTGTTCTGGAGCAGGAGCAGCAGCCGTTTCTGGTGCGTAAAGGTTAATATAACCCTTTAGCATTGTGGTGACACCAACAATTGATTCAGCAGCGCGGTTTATTTCGTGCCATAGTTCATCGGATATGCCCTCAAAAGCTGTTCCTTGTTTGTCCAAAACCTTCAGTAAACGCTGTAAAGAATCGGTTTCTGTTCCGTTTAGGGCATCTATTGCATTGTCTAGCAATGTAACGTAATCAATAAGGGTTTTTGCGCCAGCAGCACCGTTTGCATCAGCACTAGGAGGAATTTCTCCGTTTACTGGTTGAACTGACGTTGGAACTGGTGCAGGTTCAACCTTAACATCATTAGGATTAGGAACCCCACCTTCCTGTTCATATATTTTCTTATAAAGAGCGTCAAATTTCATATGTAGTAAGATTATTTATCTCAGACACACCAATTTTCTTGAAATTAAGTGATATTTCGATATATATTATAGTGGAATATATTTTTAAAGATGCTTGTATAGTTTCAACCATATTGTTTTTATGGTTTAATACGGATTCCTTAGTGGAATATCTGAAATTGTTTAAATTAGATTTTCTGATAAAAAATTTTCTAGAAAACGGTGAAAACAAACCGATACATCAATATATTTTCTCTAAACGTTTAGTGGTGGAAAACAGAGTATGCAAATTCTTCATTAAATTGATATCTTGTCCTGTATGTTTAGGTATGATATTGTCAATTCTATTGGAAAGAGACATTAACGCCTTTCCAGTATATATAACAACATTGATTATATATTTCACTATTTTGAAATTGAAATAGTGGATTTTACATGTTGAAGCAATATACCAGCTTCTTTTCTTCTATCTTCCATTTTAAAGATTTTATAATTATCATTCTTGGAATAAAACCAAACGGCATAATTACCTGCAATCTTTATGGTTGTATATTTTTCCAACAGCAATTGATATAATGACATTTGCAGGGCATATATATCATTTTCGCAGACATCCAAATGCGATACTGGTTCTAGAAATTTATTATTGTATTCGCTTTTCATTTTAAACTCTCTATTGGTTTTGAAATCATATATTTCATATTCCCCTATTCGAGTGTTATAAACTAAAAGGTCTAACGTTCCACAAATATTAGTATCGTCTATGTCTCCCAACACGAATTCGTTTTTAATCGGTAAAAGGTGTTTATGATCGTTATAGAAATTATCGAAATATCCTATCAGGATTTTTAAATTGTTTCTCAGTTTACTTTTCGTTTCTGCGTCAAAAGAGTCGTGATTTTTATCAATATCTTCAAAAGAAGATATTCTATTCCTGAAATAGTTATCTATGTAATAGTGTAATATTGTTCCCTGTTGTGTGGAAAACAGGTTTTTTATTCTCCATATTTCAAGTATCTCTTCTTGTGATACACCCAATTGATGTGCCTTTCTTTTTGATATCTCATCTGTTGCGAATTCTGGTTCGTAACATCCAATCAATTTAGAAACTGACATTGGAGCAGGTTTCCCATCTACTGTGTATTTGTGACCCTTTTCGAAAAATGTAATCTTATTAAAAACTTGTAAACTTAATAAATCTTTGAACATATTATTTCTTTGGCATCTTTTTTATTCTGCATTCACAATGCTTAAAAAGTGGACATACTATGCAAGTTCTATCATTATCAAGATAGTAATCGGGTCGCCAACATGCACCCCTTGTCAAAATAGCAACATGCTCTGCTTTATTAAGATCGTATGAATCTCTTTTAACATCACGATTGATAGAGTAGTTTTCTATGGTTCTGCTATTACTTTCGATTATATCTTTAATCAGTGCTTTCTTCTGTTTACGTTCAATTTTCTCTCTGTTTTTAAATTTTTTAACGTAACATTTCAATATGTTTAAAGGTATATATTTAGATATTTCGCAACTATATTTCTTTCTTATGTCTCCCTCTTTGAATCCCTCTTTTAAAAGTTTTCTAGCGTCTTTGCATATGTAATATTCGACATATTCTTCAACTGTGGAAAATTTTAATTTCTTTGCTTCCTTTTCTAATTTGGCTTTACTGTAATTGAATACTTTACCAGTTAAAATGCATGTTATGGAATTTTTCCTAGGATTTAAACGTGTTGTATCATCTTCATTTTTCTTCGGTTTTTCGGGTTTCGCCATACCTTTAATTATACAAACGTCTTTTAAAAAAGGAGAAGGCGTCATATAAAATCTTTGTTATTATGGTTTTACACCTGTTTATCGAGCAATTTTAACTTTGGCAAATCGACCACCGAAATCTCTAACATTATGATATCTAGCAACGAGAATAGCGTCACAAGTTCTATCTACACACCCCAAAAAGGTGTATTTCGAATGGTTTATATAATTCTCCACGAGAAAACTTTTAACTTCTCTGGATGCATTTGCGAGAGATGTTTTAACTCCTGCAATATCTTGGATTGATTTGATTACGATTGTATTGTTTATTTTCATATTGGACAGGTATTCTACCTCTTCCAACCATAAAGTCAATAACAATCTAGTCTTTTTCTACACCAGAATCAATCATGGCAGTCATAGCTTCCTCACGAATATACTCCAACAACTCTTCTATTTTATCTGTAGGTTTATCTATCATCGTTATAATGTTTTTCATTGAAGTAGATAAAACATCTCTAGATTTTGTCAGATCGGATTCTTCCAATTTTGAGGTTTTAACATCCTCTTCTTTTAATAAAACCTGTTTAGTGTAAATATTTTTTAATGAATTAGACATATTATATATTTATTGTTTTTAGTGATATTATGGCGCGGTGATTAAACTTCCATCTTCTTCCCCGAAACATTTGCCATTATTTTTAATGTATAAATGTAGTTGTTCCACCCTCAAATCTGGTGGGCCTTCAAGTCTAATCACTGCTGGACAGTCATTTACGGGGAAATATATGCCCTTATTTTTATCGTATGTGCTGACCATAGCATCTAATATATAATTTATTTCTTTTCTATATGAAAGATTCTCGTCACATACCTTTCTACCCAATTTAATTTCTTCTCTTAATGGAGAGAAGAAAATCAAATCAAATTGTTTAACGGTTTGATTTATTATCACGCGAGAATCATTTATGAAATCATCATCTACTTTACCAAGACCTTGAGAGTTCAACCAAAGAGAATATGCTACGTTTTCCACTATACATCCATCAAAAACTATGAATTCATCGCTGGAGGCTGATGCTGATTGAATTTCGTCAATCATCGCATCCAGTATAATCTTCTGACTTTTTTTATCGCCTTTTTGGTTTAGTTTCAATTTTTTATCCTTTATGGCATCTCTATATTGGAACTCTGTTCTTTTATACATTGGCCATCTTTGAAGAAAGTCTTCAACTAATTTAGTTTTCCCGTTGCTATGAGTGCTGACAAAGGCTATTTTCATATTTTATATTTAAACGCAATCTCTGAAAATTTCAATACAGATTTTCTAATCTTTTCAATCCGTGATGAGATACGAATTGTTCTATATATGAAATTATGTTTTCCTTTCCTATTGGATTCATAGAATGAACTACATATATCGGAAATGTTTGTTTGTTATCTAAACAATAATCACATAACCATTTAGCACAGTCATAACCACTTCTCTCTTTATATTCTGAGTATGAAATCTTATCTATAGATTTAACGTAATGTTCTAGTGCTAGATCGTGATCGAATGCTATGAAATGAGGGACACCATTGGTTTGAATGTGACTTACAAACTGTGTATAGTCACGAACTGTATACCATTTTCTATAATCTTTTGGTAACTCCACCCATTTAACATTTTTTAAATCTCGTTCATCGTCTAAGAACAAGTAATACGCTTCACTCATGTTAGATGTGTTCTTCTCTTATAAAGCCTGATAGTTCTTTAACTATATCTTCTGTTATAGTATCATGATACTCTTCGTTTTTAAACAGATATATATTTTCGAGATTTATATCGTTTTTTAATTGTTTGTTTATATCTTTAACTGTATTGATTGCTAATTTTGATTGTTTTTCCTTCCAATCACTACATATATCAACCGATGAAGAGAATAGCAAAGCTTCTAAAATGGCATTGCATTGTTTTTTAGTTAAAGATAATTCTATTATCTCATTAGATGATGTGTTATTCATATTGAACATATTATAACACGTATAACTCCTATTTCAACTATTATTTCAACTATTATTTAGGCGGTAAGGCAATTTTCAAATCTTGAAACATCTTCAATATCTTATTAGGGTCTGTCTCTTTAGCTATGTTTTGAATAACTGGATGAGTAGAATCGTATGTAGTTGTAGGAGGCTTTGTTCCTGCTACTGGAGGAGTAGTTGGTGTTGCTGGTGTTGTCGGAGCACCAGTGGTTGGCGCAGGAGTTGGCGCAGGAGATGTAAATGCTTCTTCTAGTTCTGCGTTTACACGTTCAAAGATTTGTTCAAATTTACTCATATAACACTATTTATCCTTTTGTATTGTTTTTTCTATGGGCAATTCAGGGGGTTGAACTTCAAGTTCTTCATTATCTATAAACCCATGACTGAATTGTTTCTGTTGTTTAAATTTTTTCAATATGCTAGTAAGTTTTTTAACGTTTGCGAATTTGGTTATCTTGTTATAGTCTATTCTATGTTTTTCAATAGTAGATATAGCAGCAGATTCCATCTCCTTGTCGTTGTATGTGGAGCATTTACAATAAGGGAAGGGAATAACCTTTAAAAGCTTTTCGAAAATTTTACTGTTTGCGAAAAAGTTAGCTATTTTATGGTTTTTCTGATAGTTCATGAATGGGTATAACAACAGAACCTTTGGATACTTGGACTTGCAGTTTTTATGAGCATAGAAAATATTCTCTATGCAAAAATGATAGAATAAATTATGCACATCCCCTGAACCCCTCCCTATGAAATTGAAAGGGATGTTGTTTGTTTCACACGTATAAATAACATCTTGGATGGATTTATACAGTATTGGAAAAGAGTCGATTACACAAACTCTAGATTTATCAAATTCTTTATAATTTAATTTCATTTTATCAGAGCTTCCAATATTTCAAATGATATGTTATCTTGTTCAGCTTCATGTATCAACGAATGAAAATCTTCAAAAATCTTGTTTATTTTTGTTTCATATTCTAAAATCTTCTCATACTTCTCAACAGAGAAATTTAAAAGCTTTTGATTTTCTAATATTTCCATATTTTCTATTAATTCTATTTTGGAACCTAAAAATCTCTTGATTTGGAAAAGGGTTCTATTGGCTGGTGACATTGCCATGTTCTCCTCTTCTGTTATGGGTTCTTTCAGTTTATTTCCATTTTCGTTTATTAACCCCAATCTATATGCATCAAACTCTGTAAACGGTTTTTTAAGCTCTGTTAATAATAGTTTGTTTGTTAGCACTTCTTCCATCCTCTCTTTCAACATGCTATTATAGTTTATGCCGTGAATATGCACTCCGTTAGTCGAATATCTACATCCCTTACCATAAGAGGTTGAACCGCAATATGAGCATTTTTTTGAATCGTCTGGATGAAAATGCACTCCGTTTGTGGAATACCTACATCCCCTACCATAGGAGGTTGAACTGCAAAATACACATCGACTTAAATGATTCATAACTTATTATATTTAACAATTATAACAGGTTTAAATACTTTGTCCACGATTTAAATGTTCGTAGTGTTTTTTTAAATCTTTGGGCACACAGCCTATACGTGCATTTACGATCCCGTTGTATACGTCATCTCTAAAAAGGACATTATTATCTATCTGTATTTTAAGTTCCTCGTATTTTATTTGCCATTTACAAGTGCATAGTTTCAATATAATACGTCTAAAGTTTTCCTTTCCGTGCTTCTCTACGTCTTTTTTCAACTCTTCACTGCTGCCGTAGTAGTCTCTCCAATCTGATTCAGACACCTTTTTACGCTTCCTCTTCTTACCTTTTAGTGGAGGCATCTTAGTTCTCTTAATGAACTGCTTACAGCCCCAATAAAAGCGTTTCTCTCCCTGTTCTGCATTCAACCTTTCAATGCAGTAAACGAAGCCAAACCAATTTTCTATATCTGCTGGTATATTTTCCCATTCCATATGTAATTTGTTTATATTTAACTACTTACAACTATTTTAACTTTTTTCAACTTTTTTCGTTTGAGTCACTTGACAAATCAAAAATCGACGTTAAATGTTCTTTAAGAACTTCGGGGAGTTTGAAGATCACAGATTATGGACTTTTACGTTTTTTGTTCTTTTTTGACTTCTTTTTCCCTTTTTGTCCAATTATAATATTTTCAGGGAACTTTCTTTTGATTACTTTTCCCATACCAAATGGTTTTACACTATACCCTTTTGCATATGTATCCCGTGAAAATTGATCTGGCACCCCACCTATTACATCAGGTGTTCCGAAAGCGACACCTGATGTAATATTCTCTTCTATCACATCATTAACTAGTTGTGTAAAATTTTTAATCATAATTACTAATATTTAGTGGATTTTATTATAAACTGTGGTATAATTCTTATATACTTATGGAAGATTCTAATCAAAAAGAAAAAACCTTGAAAGAGCGTTTAGAGGAATATCACGAAAAAATAGGTAAAGCTGTTAAGATAGATGAATTTAACATGAAAGACATTCAAATGGATTTACCCAACCAAAGACATTATTGGGTTGGTAGATTGATGTTGCATAAAAGCGAAATAATAAACCTTCAGAAACAAAGAAAAAAAGCTATTAAGATAATAACAGACAAATTGAAAAAAGATTTGCCAATAGGAACGCATCAAAAAACCATGAAAGATGCTGCTGAAGAAAATGAAATAGTTAAAAAGATAGACGAAAAGGTAATAGAAGAAGAACTTTTAATTGATTATCTTTCTAAAATAGAAGCTAATTTTAGATCGACAAGTTACGATTTAAAAAATTTGATAGAAATAGTTAAAATGGAGACGACATAATATGATTAATGTTAAAATTGATTATGATACTGGAAGACGAAAAGGAATGATCGAATCAGATTATTTCTCGAACATTCGTGAGTATTTTTCAGTTGAGGATAAAAATCAGAAATATAAAAAGAAATACAGTGTAGGATATTCTATACCTTCTAGGAATTATGTAATAACACCACAAGGTAGGTTTGAGCCACGAATGTATAATGAACTGATAGACTATCTGAATACGTTAGATACACCTATAAACATTGAACTATCAGAAGAGTTTAAAAACATAGTTAATCCTCCACCATTAAAGGGTGAAATAGTAAAATTGAACAACTTGGATAAATTGGGAATAACTTTAAGGGATTACCAAAAAGAATCTGTGCTTGTTGCTTTGCAGAAAGGATATGGAGTAATAATCTTGCCAACTTCTGCTGGTAAAACTTTAGTATTATCCACTCTAATAGAATCGATCAGAAATCAAATAAAGGATGTAATAACATTAGTGATAGTTCCAAACATACAACTGTTGAAACAAACATACGATGAATGTTTACAATACGGAATAAACGAGAAAGATATAAGTTGTTGGGAAGGAGGATCATCCCCTAATACTAAAATTATAATAACGAACACTCAAATACTCCAATCTGAAACTCAGGACATTTCTTGGTTGAGTAGGATTGATGTATTAATTTGCGATGAGTGTCATAAGTTCCGCCACGGAAACGAGATAAATAAGATAGTATCTAAAATACCTGCTAAATATCGTTATGGATTGACAGGGACTTTACCAGAATCTAAACTGGACAAGTGGTGCATTAACGGAATATTCGGGTCTGTCATATACACCAAAACATCCGAAGAATTGAGAAACAATAAACAGATTTCCAAGGTTGTTATTTCCACTATTAAAGTTCACTATGATCCTAGCAGAAAATTCAAGAAACCTAATCATTTAAATCCTACTGAAGCATATGAAGAAGAAATAGATTTTCTTCACCATAATGAATTCAGAAACAATACTATCATAAAATTAGTGAATAAGGTAGAAAAAAACGTTTTGGTTATGGTGGATAGAATAGTTCATGGCGAGTTGCTATATGATTTACTATCTAAGGGAACTAACAAAAAAGTTTATTTCATTCACGGTAAAATAGAAATTGAAGATCGTGAGAATATAAGAAAATTGATGGAATCAGAAAACGATATTGTATGTGTGGCAATATCCAACATCTTTAGCACAGGTATTAACATCAAAAATCTGCATTATATTATTTTTGCTGCTATAGGAAAGGCGAAAATAAAATTGATACAATCTATTGGAAGAAGTTTGAGACTACATGAATCTAAGGAGATGGCATATATTTTTGACATAGCTGATATGTTAAGGTATGGATGGGAACATTATACTGAACGATTAAAGATATACATAAAAGAGAAAATACCAGTCAAAGAAACCCCAATAAGTGAAATTTGATTTATTTTTAAACTAGTGTATAATACAATACTCGATATATGAAAAAAACTAAAATAAAAGACGATGACTTCTTCGAAGAATCTGGATTAGATCACGACGATGAACTAAAACAAAAGATGCCTAAAAAGAGAGTTAGAAGAACTAAAGAGCAACTGAAAACTAATTATGTCGATCCTATTTACATGGAAGAAATGATTAAACAATTCTATGAAACAGATGTATTCTCTAGTGAATTAGCGGATATGATTCAGAAGATAGCTACGAGATTGGGGTTCGCACAAAATTTTATAAATTATTCATATAAAGAAGAGATGATTGGAGATGCTGTCATAAAAATGGTTACAGCTTTAAAACGTAGAAGATTCCTAGTAGGTTCAGGATATAACCCGTTTTCTTATTTTACTAAAGTCGCATTTAGAGCATTTCAAAACAGAATTAAAAAGGAAAAGAAAGATCATGATACAATAAAAAGATATCAAGCAAGTGTTTATGGATTATTAACTGAATCAGGCCAAATACCATACCAGAAAAAAGGCAATGATGATGATGAAAATGAAAACTCTTGGTATGATTCTGATAGTGAGGTTTCAAACGAAGATGAATAATATCTTAGAAGGCAGAAAAATAGGATTGTTTTCAGACTGCCATATAGGAGTTCATGGAAACAATGATAAATGGCACAAGATAAGTTTGGATTTTGCTGATTGGGCTATATCAGAATTCACTAAAAGAGGAGTGACAGACATAGTTTTTTGTGGTGATTTCTTCCATTATAGAGAAGAAGTGAACCAAACCACATTAGATTGCGGAACAACTTTCCTCAAAAAATTCAAGGATTTTAATGTGGTGATGACAACAGGAAATCATTGTTGTTACTTTAAGAACAATTCTACTATACACTCCTTGAAACCATTTAGCGAATGGCCAAATGTAAAAGTTCTGGACACTTTGATATCAGTTAAACAGTTCAATAAAAATATATCATTTTGTCCTTGGGGTGTAGAAACTAAGGATATTCCTGATAGTGATATAATATTTGGACATTTTGAAATAGGCAACTTTAAGATAAACTCTGTAAAAATATGCGATCACGGTATAGATTCATCCAAATTTTTAGAGAAAGGAAAGACTATTATTAGCGGACATTTTCATAATAGAGAACATAGAATATACGACGATAAGAAAGAGATTTTATATCTAGGTTCCCCATATGAGCAAAATTGGGGAGAAGCAGGACAAGAAAAAGGGATTACAGTATTAGACCTAGAAACAATGAAATACGAGTTCATTGTTAACAAAATATCTCCTAGACATTTGAAAATAGGTTTAGGAGAGATGTTAGAAGGCAAATCAGAATGGAAAGAACTGATAAAGGATAACATCATAGAATTGACGGTAGATGAAAAAATACCAGATGAAAAACTCAATATGGTATTATTGAAATTGAACAATATGAATCCCATTCAATTGAAAACGAACTTTGTGTTAGAGATGGATGATTTGACACCAACAAAACAAATGGAAAACGGTGGATATATTGATATAGATTCATCATTGAAAGAATTTATAAAGCTATTAAATACAGAATTAGACAAGGACGAAATATATGAAAAATGCATTGATATCTACAGAAACAGCCAAACAGATTCAAACTAAGGTTAAATTTGTAATATTCGACAGGTTTGAATCCACTTTAAACACGGATTTTGACGAGGATGGAAACATCTCATTAGATTCTTCCGTTGTTAAATACACCAAAGAAGATAATACCACACAATTGAAAAACGCTGAATTGAGAAATTTTTTCAATTCAGAAAATGAATATTGCGTATTGTGGAAATCGGATATTAGATTATCGCAGCAAAGCTTAGAAAGGGTTAAGGGCACTATAGGTAAATATATTAAAGCCATTGAAGATACTAACATTCCTTATTTCACTGGCGCATTAAAAATATCCTTAAAGGTTGATTACGGTGGACAAAATATTAGTATAGGAACAGGCTTAGGACAAAGAATAACAATAGAAGTCATTAGGAAAGATGCGATTGAGTCTGTTGGTTATTTTGATGTTCGAATGACAGATTATTCGTGTATGATTGATTATGTTAATAGATTGTCCAACAAAGGAAAAATGCCAAGGATAGAATATAAACAAACGCCTTGGTTCTTCGATGTTGAAAGCGATAACAAAGTATTAGAACAACCAGAAATGGATGAATATTCTAGTCAGTGGTATCTATATAAATACGAAGACTTGCCTTGGGAACAGAGTGCTGGAAGTTTGGAACATCTTAAAGAAGATTTGAAAAAAATTAAACTCGGTAAATAAATGAACGATAAAATCGGAATAGGCGTAATAACTTGTAACAGACACGAATATTTGGGTAGATTTTTAGGGTCTTTATTCAACCCTGCATATTATTCTGAATTAGTAGTTGTAAACGATGGAGAACCACATGAAGATTTTGAAAAACTTGAAAAACTACAGCTTTCTACAAAATATATACAAAACGAAGAAAATTTAGGAATCGGTAAATCTAAAAATAAAGCTATTAAATATCTTATGGATGCAGGATGTGAACATATTTTCATTCTGGAAGACGATATAATAATAAAAAACATGAGTGTTTTTGAAAAGTATATTGAAGCGTCGAAAGAAAGCGGGATTTTACATTTAAATTATGGATTGGGAACACCATTTAACAAAAAGCAATCCATCCAATTCGATTTACACAATAGACATGAATTAGACAATGACGGAGAACCGAATCCTAGAATAATAGTAGAATATGAAAATATTAAAATGGCTTTCTATCCCCACATATGCGGAATGTTTTCATATTACAATAGAAAGGTGATAGAATCCATTGGGTATATTGATGAACAGTTTTACAATGCTTGGGAACATGTTGATCATACATATCAAGCAATTAAAAAAGGTTTCCATCCTCCTTTCTGGTGGTTTGCGGACATATACAATAGTGACGAGTATATATCACCACAGAAAGATGCCATAAAAAATAGTGTCACTGCTAAAAACACAGACGCATGGATGGAAAACGTGCAAAAAAACGCAGATAAATACAGAATTAAAAACGGGACATATCCTGCACAAACACCACAGGTAAATCAAAACGATTTTCTGAAAACTCTTAAAGATATAAAAAATGGATAATATAACACTACTATCATGCTCGTATAATACACCAGATGTTACCATATCTATGTTGAAATCATTTTTCAGTCTACATGAAAAAACGAAAGTCTTAATATGCGAAAATTCCACGAACGATGATACAGTAAAATTGCTTGATGAGCACTCAGTCCCATATATCAGAAATTTTGGAGGGTTACATAGTCCATCTGTAGATATTCTTATAGATAATTGTAAAACTGATTATGCATTGCTAGTAGATACTGATGTAATCTTTATGAAAAATCATGAACAGGTGTTTGACGAGTTTAGAAAATGTGGTGCTACCCTTCTTGGGACTGTTTGTGGTGACAGAGGCGGAAAAAAACTCCATTATAGGGTTCATCCTTGGCATTGCTTTATAAACATTAAGCACATAAAAGAACACGGAATAAAGTTTTTTGATGTAGTTAGACAGTCAGATAAAACAGGGAGAATTTATGATGTAGGTGCCACTTTTTTCGAGGATGTTAGAAAATGTGGCCTTAAAATAGGAGATGTAAACTTACAAGATGATTATTATATACATTATGAAGGAATGTCTTGGAGGACATTAAAATACGGAGAAAACGATGGAGACATTGATTTAAATCCGTCAGACACTCATAATAATTTAGATTTATATAAACATGGACTGTTAATAGAAAGATTATACAAAGATAGAACCCCTAAATATGATAGTGTTAAAATAAAGGCTATATGAAACAATGTGACGAATTAAAACTTTTAATAAAGTTTCCTACTAGACAAAGACCTGAAAAATTTTTCAGGGTTTTAGATTTGTATTATGAATATATCAGGGGCACGAATTTCGAATTTGTGATATCTTGTGATGAAGATGATATATCTATGAATAATTCAGAAGTCATTGAAAAATTGAATAGTTACCCACATTTAAAATATTTCTTCGGATTGAACAAATCAAAAATGGAAGCTATAAACAATGATATGGAAGGCGCAGATTTTGACATTTTGCTTCTAGCTTCTGATGATATGCAACCTATTAAAAGAGGATATGATAATATAATAAAGAATAACATGTTGAAGTATTTTTCTGATATGGACGGTGTTTTATGGTTTAATGATGGTTTCCAGAAAAGCAACTTAAATACGTTGGTTGTATGTGGTAAAAAATATTATGATAGGTTTAAATATATTTACAATCCAGAGTATAAATCTCTTTATTGCGACAAAGAGTTTACTGAAGTGTCTATAAATTTAGGAAAAGTTGTTTATTTTGAAGAAATAATAATAAAACATGTTCAGTATTCTATAATTAAAGAAGAACCAGATTCTTTATACATACGTAATGATAATTTAGCAAGTTTAGACTTTAATACATACAATAAAAGAAAGATGGCTAATTTTCCTGTTAATATATGAATATAATTTTTTACATAGTGGTGCATAATATCGGGTTAATAGAGTTTTTCGAGAAGACCGAAAAATATAAATCTTTGAATTGTTACAAATATCTATTAGTCGGGAATCATACAGGCAACTACACTTCAGACAAGGTGATACAATGCAATTTATTGAATTCTAATATAGAAAATCAAAAGAATTACTTGGCATATACTGGATGGTATGCAGTAGCGAATAACAAAGAATTACACGATGGATTTGACTATATATGTTTTTTGGAATATGATACAGATGTAGAACATTTTTTCAATTTTTCAAAATTTGAACATGATCTGATAAATTTAGATGTTAAATGTTGTGGAATCACTTACATGCCAACACATTCAGGGTTATTCGAGAAAAACCAATTTACTGAGAAGCTGATTTCATATTTGATAAAATCTGGTAATAGCGAGATAACACCAAACAACGAAAATTGGATTACTACTAATAACATGTTTTTCAGAAAAGATTTTTTACTTGAATATTTTAATGATGTCTTAACCAGAAACTTTTTTGATTATATGGAAAATGATACAATGTCAGGGCACTACTTAGAACGATTTTTATCTATATACTGTTTCATTAAAAATATTAAATTCTCTATACTTGAAAACTCAGGATTTATACACAGAGGATTTGACAGTCACAATACTCAGAATATATATCATAGTAACAGAGGATATGAAAAATTTAAATCGGAGAATAATATAATAGAAAGATAACATGAAAAAAATTTTAGTGACTTTTGCGACACCTAAATGGTATGACTCCCAAGAACTTTTAATACAAAGCTCTAAAAATAATGGATTTTCTGGATATATAAAATACACAGAAAAATCCAAAGATTGGGAGTTTGTTAAAAAGTATAGGAATATCTACACAGATACAAGAGGGTATGGATACTGGCAATGGAAGACCAAAATAATATTAGATGCTATGTCGCAAATAGATTATGGGGATTGCGTCGGATACATAGACAGTGGAAACATAATAATAAACAATTTGGATTATGTTTTTAATCTGTGCGAAACGCAAAATATAGTATTGTTCGATAACAGAGATGGAAACTACGAAGGGGTTCCACATAAAAATGGAGTTTGGACTAAACGAGACTGTTTCGTTTTGATGAATTGTGATAATGAATATTACTATAACGCTCCGCAAACAGATGCATCATATCAATTCTATAAAAAAACGGATGATGTTTTAAAATTCTTGGATGAATATGACACATATTGCTCTAACGAAAATATTATATCCGATTTACCTAACATAACAGAATCTAAATTGCCACACTTCAAAGTCCTTTGAATAGA